TTTAAATATTGATTTAAAGTTAAACCTGAATCTTTTAATTCTTTAGCAGTAACAGCAGCTAGTAATTTATTTTTACTTTTATCAAAAAAAACTCCAGCTCCAGGTTTCATTCCCGCTTTTTGCGCTATTTTTTGTCCTGTTTTTACATCAAAAATTTTAGCTTTTTTAGTTAACTCTTTTAAAGTAAAATCTTTAGCTGTTTTATTTTGTGAAGTTTTAGTTTTTGTTAGTGCAGGATTTTTAAACGGGTTTTGTTTTAAAACAACTTTTCTTTGTGTTTTTTTACCTATACCTGATTTAATGCTTTCTTGTGTAATTAATTTTTTACTATCTCTAGTATTAGTATTAGTATTAGTTTTAGTTACTTTCTTTTTAACCACTTTCTTTTTTTTATCATTAGGTCCTGGAAATACAGTAGCTGCTGGAGAACCTATAGGTCTTGCTCCTCTACCACGTTGTTCTACTGGTTTTGTACCACTTGCTATAAACTTTTTAAAATCAAATGCCATAGTATTCTCCTAACTTGAACCTTTTGTTAAACCACCACGTATTGCAGCGCCCATACCTTTTACCATAAATTTACCTGTGCCTGCTGTTGCTGTTTTAGGTTTTTTGCCTTTTGTGGCTCCTGCTATTCTGTCGGCTTGTGTTGGGTTAGGATTGTTGTCAATGCCGTATTTTACAGACAACATGCCAAAGTCTGTTGAACCACCAGTTTTTTTGGAGTCTGGTTTTATTTTTTTATCTCTTTTCAAATCATCTTTTATTTGTTTACCTAAATTATAAGCTTCAAAACCTAACATGCCTATTGATACAGGAATACCAACATAAGGTAATTTTCTAGCTACATTTTTAATTATTCTTTTAGTTTTTGCTTGCTTTGAAACTTTGGCTAAATTTTCTTTGCTTAAAAGACCACCAGGATCACTACCTTGGTCTTGTTTCTTTTTCATCATTTTTTTAAGAATCTTTTGTTCTTCTTTCATTTGTTCACTCATCACAAAACTCCTGTATAATATTTATCTACCATGCCACCTTTGTAGGCTGCAAATGTTTTAACATTTGTTGGCTTACCACCAACACCTTGAGCTTTTGCTCTCTTTCTTTTTACTGCACTTTTTCTTTGACTCTCTGTCATCCTTCTTGCTTTTGCCAAAGGCACACATTTAGGATATTTTCTTTTCGCATCTGCTTTTTGTTTACTTCTACCACATGGTGCAAATGAACCATCTTTTCTTTTACTTCCAATGTCTACCCACTTTTGAGCAAACCATTTTTTTAAACCTGACACTTACACTATACCTTTAAGTAAATCTTTATAGTAAGCTTGTGCTGATTTACTAGTAAAACTTTCACCATCTATATCTTGTTTGATGTAAGAGCCTGTTCCTTGTGGAGTCATACCACCTATGCTCATATTAGCAGTATTCATCCCTTGACCTTTTTGTGATGCAAGATATTCTTGATACTGTTTGTCTTGCTGCATACCTTCTGCTGCTTGCGCTCTTCCTTTACGTTTACCCTCTTTTTCTATTTGATTAATAAGAGCAAACATACCTAATCCTGCTTTTTGTACTTTCATTTGTCCTCCTAATTTAGCTGATCTTACTCTTTTAGCAGCACTTGCCACTTTTGAGCCAGATGGTTTCTTTCCTTTAAAATCTTTTCTTTTCACCCCTTTATCATCTTTTATTTTTCCTGCGCAAACCTTTGATGCATAAGCATTAGCGTACGCACTGGGGTAGACCTTAAATTTTCTTTTTGCTGCTGCTTTTCCTCTGGGGCATAATTTTGTCATAGTGTTCTCCTAGTATTATTATAAACTGTTGCAAGTCTTGTGTCTACTTACCTTACTTTAATATTCTTTTTCGACAGCTTACCTTTACTTGCCTGCATAATTCTAACTCTTTTGCCTTTTTTATATAAGCCTACTTTTTTCTTCATCGGTCCTTTAGTTATTTGCTGTCGCATACTGCCTCTATTCATTGCCATTATCGTAACCTATATCTTGTTTTTCCTTCTTTATTTTTATACGCCTCTTTGTATTCATGTCTATTTTCATCAGTGCTATAGGATACATGCACCCATCCAGAATGAGGATCTTTTTCTGGATTATGAAACTCTAGTATAAGTTGATCGTAACTTAAATTAGTGTGTATCCAATCACTAAGTTCTAAATTACCTACTTCTAAAACTTCTATATCCGCTGCTTGCCCTTGCACGTGTTGTGAGGTAATACTACCACCAATTTTTATATTTAACTCTGCACTTCTAAACCCAGAACTAATTATCATAGGTTTTTGAAAATAATCTCTTACAGGTTGTAAAACACTTACACACAAATTTCTTAAATTAAATATTTGTTTATCATTAGGTGTATTTTCTATATTATGTCTTGTAGCTGTTTGCGATCTCGTAAATTCATGCAAGCTAAAATTATCAGATAATTTCATTAACATCTCCATCTACGTCTAGCTTGACGTAATCTTGAGTTAGGATCTTTTGCAGCTTTAGGAAACTTTTTCATTTGTCCTGCACTTCTTGCGCAGAATGATTTTCTTCTAGCTTTCTCTTTTTTTGTTAAATTCTTCTTTTTTGTGACTGCTGTTTGTAATTTAGATCCTGGGTTTTTTCTCCTGTATGCAGCAACGCCTGCTTTGGTCATACCGGCACCAGCTTTAGTTGGTCTAAAGTTTTTCTTGTTGCGGGGAGGCATGCCTCCCCTTTTCAACATTATAAGTTCTTCTGTATAACTATCCATTATCAGTATCAGCAGTAATCGGTGTTACAAAAACAGTAACAGAGGTTACATTGCTAATAGTCAAGTGCATATCAGTTTTAAAAAGTAAACCATCTAAAGGTATATCAACTTGATACTGATCAGCTGCACTGCTAGCAGGAGTAGTAATCACTAATTTTTGTGTACCAGTTGCTCCACCATCTTTGAAAGTTAAAGTTCCAGCTGAAGCATGACCTACATAATATACAGATAGCAATCTTGTTCTACCAGACTGAATTGAACCAGTCGCAGTTAGCGTTTTTGCTCCTATATCTGAGTTCATAATATTCTCCTATTAGCTAGCTGCATCAAAACCAGTAATTTCTATTAAGAAACGCCCAGCTGTATAAGTTGCATCACCTGTACCCTGACTAACTAAATACAAAAACTGATCTGCTGCTATATCGCCACCAGCTACTACAGTTCCAGCAGATGCTGCACCAGCATTGATAATTTGAGTTTCTGTTAAATCACCAATAGCTGTATCATTAACACCAGTGCCTTCAGTTGCAGAAAACAGATCAATGTCTGTGCTACCACCAGCAGGTGTTTCAAGACAAGTCATCGTTACACCAAAAACAGTTCCTTGGTTAGCAGTAGTCACTTGACCAATAAAAGCAACACCAGCTCCATCTTTACCGATTATGTCACCAGCGGTCCCACCATCTTTAAGACCAGTTAAATCAATCATAATAGTTGTTTTAACAATATTAACATTTGTAGTTACATCACTTTTTAGTCTGTTTACTTGAGTTACATAAACTGCTGCTGTGCCTTCAATACCTGCTCCACCAGTAGCTTCTACTGCCATTTTATCGCCACTTACTACAGTGATTGCACCAGTAGTTGTATTTTTAGATATTGTTTGAAAACCGTTTTCAGAACGGACTGGACCCGAAAAAGTTGTTGTTCCCATAATTTTCTCCTAGTTGTAGATATAGTTTTCTAGGTTATCTGCCAAGCCAGTCTATATCCATTATTAATCTTGGTAATTACAGTATACATAAAAAAAGGGGCCTTGTAAGCCCCTTCTTTTAGTTTATTAAAGAAGATTTTTAAGCTGCACCAGGTGAGCCAAAAATTCCTCTTGGATCGGAGAATCCAAATGAATATCTTTCTCTTGCTTTAAATCTAACATTACCAGTATCAAAGTCACCTTCAATAGCTGTTTTGATTGGACTTCTAACAAACATTTTCATGCCGTTAGGAGCGTCAGTCATAATGAAAAAAGCATCAGTGTCAGTTAAGAAATGATTAATTCTATAACCCTGTGGGATCATTCCCATAGAAGCTAAAGCATTAATATCATTATCTGCTGTGCCAACTCTTTGTGGAGTTTTTAATATTCTCTCAGCTGTAAACTGTAACTCTTTTGGAATTATAAGTTTTACACCTTGAGTAGAAATCTTTAAACCTCTCTCATCAACAAAAGAAGCAATGTCAATTAATGATTGCTCTAATGAAGTTTCTGATAAGTCAGCAGCTGTTGCTAATTCGTTTGCAAAAGTTCCACCACTAAGTAATGGGTGAACAGCAGAACAAAGTTCTACTCCGTCACCACCAGTAAATGATGGGTTAAATGCGTTGTTAAGAACATTTGCAGCTTTTACTTGCTTAGTATTTGACATACTTCTTGCTAAAGCTCTTGTGTATCTTGCAGCTAGTCTGTCATACAAATTATCTTCAATAGCTTCTTCTGTAATAGCAAAAGCCATAGCAATGGTTTCATGTGTATACCTTGCTGTGAATGATTCATTTGCATCATCAAATGTTACTGCTCCACCTTCTGCTTTAACTGGAGCTGATCCAAAACCACTTAACATTACTTCTTCTTCAAAAGCTCTGTCAGATGCCTCTGTCTCGTAAATTTCTGCATGTTCATTTTCATACCTGTTATATTCCAAACCGAAAAGTGCGTTCAAGCCTGGTTCTAACTCTTTNACTAATTGTGTTCTAGATATTGCCATGCTTTATACTCCTGTTGTTGAAACTGTACCTTGGACTATAGAGCCATTCGGTGCATTAAAGTGATTATTAATACGNACGATCAACGGAATACCTGCTGCGGTAAAATCAGAGTTTTCAGGATCTTCTTGAATACCTACAATACGTAAAGCAAGTCCAGCAGTAGCTGCAATAGTATCTAAGTCTGCTGTAGCCGTAGAAATACCTGTAGTATTATTACCACTGTTACCATTTGCTAAAGCAATGTTAGCAAAAACAGCAGCTCTAATTTCAGATTCTTCATTTGCTCCAGCTACAACGTTTGAAGTTGCTATTACAAATAGTTGCATTGGATCGTCATATATGAAAGCCTTCACTGGGTGATTAGTATCCGCTCCAGATCCAGGCCAATTGTTTGAGAAAATTCTTTCCCCTGTGGTACTAGAAACATATTCGCAACCATAGAAAACACCTAAGATAGAAACTGTTCCACCCGCTGCTGCTTGAAGGTCATCAATAAACCCAGTAGCTAGAGGTATTACAGGCATCCCTTGGTAAATTCTATTGGTGTTTGCTGCGGCTATTCTGTATTCAGTAGTACCTGTAGTGTTATAACTTGAACCTAATCTTGCTAAAGGTCTCAAGCCAAACGATACGTTAGTATTAGCCATATTTTATTTCCTTATAAAATAATTAAAAAAAACTCTCATTTCTTTCGAGAGCCACCAAAACTTACCCTAGATTGTCTGTCAATATTGACAGGCATTTCAGGACGTTGTTCCCTTAAAATATCGTTATCAACGGACTTTACTTGATCGGCAGTAATATTTTGAAAATATTTTTTGCGTTGTTCGACTACTTCTTCAGGTATCCTTGCCAACACAAGGCCACCAACCCCGATTAACCCCTGATACTGTCCCTGTTGCACGACTGGATAGTCATGATCGCCAAGCTGGTTTTTAATTTCTTCTGCACGAACAAATTCCCAGCCCTCTCTTAATTTTTTAGATACATTACCTGTATCCATAAAACCTATGCTTTCAGTTCTAATCCAACGATGCTTATATCCTTTAGGTGCAGGAGGTGCATCTAAACTTGATGGAGGAGCCCAAGGTTTGTTGCGTGTTTCCACTTTCTCCCTTGAACTGCGTGAAGTTCTATCTATTTTTTCAGTCATACTTTATCCTTTCACGTATTTAGCGTATTCTTCTAATGGCACTCCTAGTTTCTTAGCTATTGCAACTTGTGATCGAGTGAGTCTCACAGTTCTGCGTCCTTCTTGTTTTCTCCCTGCGGAGGCAACAGTTTGAACGGGTTTTTTATCTGCTGAAAACTTGTGAGGAAAATACTCCCTAAGTTTCCTGTCTATTTCAGTATAGTAGTCGTCTGACTCTGCGTCAAACCCCTGACTAACTAAATCCTCATGTACACCGTATGCTGCATTGGTCATAACTTTATCTTTTCCAAACCAATCATTATCATCTTTCCAGCGCATCGCTCTTTCACTAGGCTTTGGCTGTTGTGGTGTAGGTTGTTCTTGTGATTGTTTTTGTTCTTCTTCTGCTTGTTTTTTCTGCTGTTCTTTTTGCTGTGTTTGTATTCTAGCTTTTTCTTTTTCGACAGCAAGCTGAGTCAATTTATCATTAGCTTCCATAATCTTATCAGAGTCTTGTTCTTCAATCGCCTTTTTCAAAACTCCTTTTACTTGCTCTCTTTGAGAATCTACTCTTGCCTCATACTCTTTTAAGTAGTTATCATCAGAAGTAGTAAATCTTTTTTCAGCATCAGAATATTTTTTTTGTAATCCTTTTGCATAATCTAGAGCTGCTTTTTCTCTGCGTTCTGCCTCTCTCATTTTGCGTGTCAAACCGTCAATTCTTTTTTGCACTTTGTCTGACATACTAGATAGATTATCCTCTGTAGTTTTATCTTCTACAGGTTTCTCTTCTACTACCTCACTCTTTACATCTTTCTTAATAGGATCAGTATATCCTAAATCTACACTTTCTAGCTCAGGTCTTTCTTCTGTTTTTTGTTCTTCGACCTGTAACTCTTGTTCTTTTACATCATCTATATCTAATTCTACTTGTTCTGCTTGTTGTTCTGCCATAACTACTCCTTAAAATAGTGCGAGGATATCCTCGGGTTTCTTAATTGTTGCGATAATTTCATCATCGTTTAAAATACGATGCTCACCGTATTTTGTCTTAAATCTTGCGCCTGCATATCTACCATAAACAACAAACTGTCCTCTTTGACACCAAGGCCCTTCAGGAAATTTTGTTGTATCTTTGTAACAAAGATCACCCATCTTTACCACTAAGCCAACGACTGTTGTCATCTCCATAGTCTCCGCAGTCTTATCAGATAATAAAATACCACCTTTAGTTTTTTTATCTGGTATGAAAGGTTTAATTAACATTCTATACCCAACAGGATTAGGGAGAATATCATAATATTCTTCTCTTTCTGCTTTTGTCATCGGTATATTTGTTTTTTTGGGTTTTGTAGGTAAAATTAATTTTGGTTTTTTTTGAAGTTCTAAACTCATATATTTTCATCCTTTTTTAGCAGGTCACTTAGATCCTGAAGCAACGACTCTAATGCGTTGATCTTACCTCTAGCATATTGTAAGTTTTCTAATGTGTCTACACCATAAATTAAATCTTCTTTATATTTCTCTAAATCTTCTTTAATTTTACGTCTTAAATATTGAATTGATTCTATATCAACCATTAAGCGTGTATCCTTAAATGATGCTTAGGACCTAGTTTTTTTCTATGTCTTATAGCCGGTATATTTGTTTTTTTGGGTTTTGTAGGTAAAATTAATTTTGGTTTTTTTTGAAGTTCTAAACTCATATATTTTCATCCTTTTTTAGCAGGTCATT